TCAAGTATGCCTTTAAATTCTTGGCTGTCTACTATTTGTTTTAATTTTACTCTATATAAATGAGGATACCATGATACACTAAATCCTTCTGCCGCCCTGCTTATATCTTCTACTACATAGTATCTTTTTAATGCTAAATTAAAATCATTAAGGGCGTATTCGTCTTTTAAATGAGGTAATTCAAATACATCTCCCGGCATTATTTTTCGTCCTAACGTTTCTACAGAAGTTGATATAGGAATAGTCATAAACAATGTATCATTTTGTAAAAACAAACCAAACTGGCTCATATCAAAATCTATATCTGCTACATTGTATATTCCTCTTAATGTATAAACACTTGAATCGTATTTTCTATCACGATTTTCAAGAAATAACATATCTTGAATGTTAGTTTCTTTTACAGCATTATATCTAGGTTGTGTAGCTGTAGCTTCTTCTTCTTCAGGATTCCTTGGACCTAGGTATTTGTGTACAAATACATCAGTGCCCCCTACAGTAAACATCTCATTAACTGTTCTATCTAAGAAGGCGTAGTCCTGTCCTTTTTCCGGTTTATATAGACTTATTCTTGGCATACGTTATATTTATTCTTAGGCAGGACGTTGATAAATATCTATAGAGAACATATTATGGCAGATTTAGCAACACAAAAACAAGAAATATTCGACTACGTATACAATATGCTGGGCGGTGGCATGGTAGAAGTAGAGCTAGATCCAGCACATTATGAAACAGCTTTACAAGATTCATTTGATAGATTCCGTCAAAGAGCAGATAATTCAGTAGAAGAAAGCTATATGTTTCTTACAACGGTAATAGACCAAAATGCCTACACCTTAGCTAATGAAGTAATAGAAGTAAAAAAAATATATAGACGTTCAATTGGGTCACGAACGGGTGGAGGAGATGGCGGTACATTATTTGAACCATTTAATTTAGCATATACAAACACATATCTTCTCGCTAGTACTAACATGGGAGGTTTAGCAACTTATAATATGTTTGCACAATTCCAAGAACTTGTGGGAAGAATGTTTGGTAGCTTTATTGAATTTAAATGGAACACTACAACTAAAGAATTAACTCTCTTACAACGACCTCGTTCAGACGAAGAATTACTATTATATTGTTACAATTTTCGTCCAGATTCCGAATTAATGAAAGATTACCTAGTCAAAGAATGGCTTAAAAGACATACCCTTGCATTATGCAAAATATCACTAGGCCAAGCAAGAGGCAAGTTTGCCACTATTGCTGGACCACAAGGAGGAGCCGCATTAAACGGTGATTCTTTAAAACAAGAAGGTCAAGCCGAACTTGAAAAACTTGATGAAGAACTAAAAACGCAAGTTGGTGGTGGTCAAGGGTATCATTTCACAATTGGTTAATAATAACATTTGACATTCGCATAAATTTCCGTTATACTTTATAAATGATTATAGGTATTTGCGGTCTCATGGGTAGTGGAAAAGACACCATAGCCGATCATCTTATTCAAGAGCATCAATTTAAAAAAATATCATTCGCAGATAAATTAAAAGAATCTGTTGCTACAATGTTTGATTGGGATAGAACTATGCTTGACGGTCAAACAGATGAAAGTAGACAATGGCGAGAAAAACCAGATGAATATTGGTCTAAAGAAGTAGGCAAATCTATTACTCCAAGATTTGTATTACAAAAATTTGGTACAGAATGTATGCGTGATAATTTTTATGACGGTATATGGGTTAGTATGACTAAAAAGAAAATTTTAGATAATCCTAATACTAACTGGGTTGTTCCTGATGTTAGATTTGAAAATGAAGTTAAAATGATTAAAAGTATCAATGGTCAAGTATGGTGGGTAAAAAGAGGTGAATTACCTACATGGTTTAGAGTTTATCAAGACATAGGTGTAGAACCTAAAGATGTACATCCTAGTGAATGGTCTTGGGCAAAGGCTAATTTTGATAAAGTTTTAGATAATAATTCTACTATGGATAATCTTAAAAATCAGGTACAAGATCACCTTGTTTCCACTTAAATCCTTCTTTATGTAATGTTCTTTGACAGTTGGCGCATACTGTTTTAAGATTTTTAAAGTTACAATTATTCATATGTCCATCAATATGAAACACATTAAATTGTATTGGGTACTCACTTTTATACCCACACTTGTCACATTTACTTTTCATACGATAACCAGCATTATGCCATTTAGGCATACCATGATTGGCTCCACCATATCTAATACAAGCTTCGCATTTACTTCTATAAAAGATTATATCCTTCTTATGATAGTTAATTGCACATGGATACTTGTTACAAACTTTACATAAAGGTCTCATATAGCTTATTTACCTGCCCTTTTCTGGCCCTTTTCATTTAGTAATTATAACCTGTCTTTTATGTAATAAGCATAAATAACGTTAACAAAGGAATTATAAGCAGGAGATTATAAAATGGCATTAGTTTCACCAGGAGTACAAGTAAGCGTAATAGACGAAAGTTTCTATACACCGGCCGAACCAGGCACGGTGCCAATGATATTCGTTGCATCAGCACAAGATAAAACATCAAGTTCAGGAACAGGAACAGCATCAGGCACAACAGCCGCAAATGCTGGTAAAGTTAATCTAATTACTTCTCAAAGAGAGTTAGCAGAAACATTTGGTGATCCTACATTTACTAAAGATGGTAATAATAATCCTATACATGGTGGTGAACTTAATGAATGGGGACTACAAGCGGCTTACTCTTATTTAGGTGTAGCCAACAGAGCTTATGTTGTTAGAGCGGCAGTTGATACTGGAGAATTAAATGCTTCTGCAACAACACCAGCGGCTAACCCTCCATCAGGAACTTATTGGCTAGATACTGCTAATACAGAATGGGGAGTATTTGTTTGGAATGGTAATGCGTCAACTACTACAGGTGGACAAACATTTACAAAACATGATCCAATAGTTATAACTGACAAAACAAATTGCGTAGGAGGTGTTGCAGGTGCAGTACCTAAAACGTCAATAGGAGCAGTTGGTGATTATGCCATTAATGCTACTACTACGTATAACGATTTATATTTTAAAAAGCATGATGGAACTTGGCAAAAAGTTGCTTCTGCAGGATGGAAACAAAGTAATCCTGCTATAATTGGTGCAACATCAAATCCAACTATTACTAATGGTAAGACTATGACTCTTAATGGTAATAATGTTACTGCTTCAGGAACTACTTTAGATGCTTTAGTTACAGAAATAAACACTAATAATCCACACGCAGGTATTAAAGCTAAAAATCTTGATAACAAATTAGCAATTTATTCAGACGGTTCTCAAGCTGGTCCTTTAGATACTAAAGTGACAATTGTAGACGGTACAGGACTAATGGCAGAAGTAGGAATTACTGCTTCAACTGGTGATGGTTATAAAATACCAGCATACAATACTTCTACTCACACTAACGTTCCAGCATTTAAAGGAACTCTAGGTAATGATGGAATGGCGTCAGGCGCTATTTGGCTTAAAACAACTAGTCCAAATTTAGGTGCAAATTGGAAAGTTAAGAAATTTAATGATACTACTAAACTTTGGGAAGACGTAAGTGCTTCATTATACTCTAGCAATGAATCTGCATTATATAGTTTAGATTTATCTGGAGGAGGAGTAAATCTTCCAGTTGGTACATTATACGTTAATACAGTAAATGGTCAAACTGGCGAAGCTGATTTTAAACTTTTCAGACGAGCAAACACAGGTTCAACAACAATTACATCAAGTGCAATAGCAACACAATTAACAGCGGCTACATATGCAGTTACTATAGAAGAATCAATAGTAGGAGCAGAAGCTCTTGCTTCTAAGACTTTTAGTGTAACAACTACTGCGGCAACTACTGATGCTGATGTATTAGCAGGCGAAATTAATAACGCAAGTTTTACAAATGTTAGTGCTAGTGTTGATACACTTAACAGAGTTGTAATAACTCACAATGATGGTGGAGAAATTAAAATTACTGACACAGATGGATTAATAGCTCTAGCAGGAATAACACAAGATTCAACTAACGTAACATATGAACCAGGTATAGATCCAGCTAGTCCTCCTACTCCTAGAGTATATAGAGGATCTAATTGGGGAGCATTAACACATAATTCTTCTTCAACAGCTCCTACTTCACTTGCAACAGATGGACAACTTTGGTATTCATCTATTGTTGACCAAGCAGATATTATGGAACATACAGGTGCTAAATGGGATGGTTATTTAACTGTAAATGCAAACACAGATCCAGCAGGACCACAAGTTTCTGCTACAGCACCAACTACACAATCAGATGCTACAGCTCTTGTAGATAGAGATTTATGGATTGATTCAAGTGATTTAGAAAACTATCCTAAAATTTCTAGATGGAATGCAAGTACATTAAAATGGGTAGCAGTAGATAATTCAGATCAAACAACAGAAGATGGTATTGTATTTGCAGATAGTAGATCAAGTACAGCAGGCGCAGATGAAACAGATGCTACAATTGTTGCTTTACTAACTAGCGATTTTGTAGATACAGATGCACCAGATCCAGCATTATATCCAAAAGGAACTTTACTTTTCAATACACGTAGAAGTGGATTTAATGTTAAGAAATTTGCAAGAAATCATGTAGACACTACAGCTAACAATCTTAGAATGGGTAGTGCATCTATGAGTGGTTATTATGCTCACAGATGGGTTACAGAATCAGCTAATAATTCAGATGGTTCAGGTTCATTTGGACGAAGATCACAAAGAAAAGTTGTTGTACAATCACTTCAAGCATTGGTTAATGCTAATCAAGAAATTAGAGATGATGAATCAAGAATATTCAACGTAGTTGCTTGTCCTGGTTATCCAGAACTAATAGGTGAATTGGTTAGTCTTAATAATGACAGAAACTTGTCAGCATTTATAGTTGGTGATTCACCAATGAGATTAACATCAGATGCAACGTCATTAAACAACTGGGCAACTAACGTTAGTTCAGCAACTGAAGACAATGACAATGGTCTTGTAACTAACGACGATTATCTTGGAGTGTTTTATCCATCAGGATTTACAAGTGATAATTTTGGTAACAACGTTGTTGTTCCACCAAGTCACATGATGCTTAGAACAATTGCTTTAAGTGATCAAGTTTCATTTCCATGGTTTGCTCCAGCAGGTACAAGACGAGGAGGAATTACAAACGCTAGTTCAACTGGATATATAGATTCAGAAGGAGAATTTGTAAGTTCTCCATTAAATGAAGGTCAAAGAGACACTTTATATTCTAGCAATGTTAATCCACTTACTTTTATAACAGGTGCTGGTTTAGTTAATTATGGACAAAAAACTAGAGCAGGTGGTACTTCATCTTTAGACAGAATTAACGTATCAAGATTAGTAATTTACTTAAGAAGTCAATTAAACAAATTGGCTAGACCTTTTGTATTTGAACCTAATGATAAAATTACAAGAGATGAAATAAAAGCACAGGCAGATAGCTTATTACTTGAATTAGTAGGTAACAGAGCATTATATGACTTCTTAGTAGTGTGTGATGAATCAAATAACACACCTTCAAGAATTGACAGAAACGAACTATATTTAGATATAGCAATTGAACCAGTAAAAGCAATAGAATTTATATACATTCCATTGAGACTTAAAAATACTGGCGAAATAGCTGGTTTATAATAGGATAAATATTAATAGGAGATTATAAAAATGAGTATATCAACATTATCAAAGATTACAGTACCTTTGAGTTCTAATCAAAGTTCTAGTAACCAAGGCCTATTAATGCCTAAGTTACAATATCGTTTTAGAGTAACTTTAGAAAACTTTGGTGTATCTACTCCTACTACTGAACTTACTAAACAAGTTCAGGATGTGATGAGACCTAATTTAAGTTTTGAAAAAACAACTATTGATGTTTATAATTCAAAAGTATATCTTGCAGGTAAGCATACTTGGGAGCCAATTACTTTAACATTAAGAGAAGATGTTGCAAACAATGTTCAAAAATTAGTAGGCGAACAATTGCAGAAACAATTCGATTTCTTCGAACAATCTGCGGCGGCATCTGGAGCAGATTACAAATTTGTAACTAGAATTGAAATAACAGATGGAGCTAACGGAGCCAATGTAGTTAATGTTTTAGAAACATGGGAATTATATGGTTGTTATCTTGATTCTGCAAATTACAATACTTTAGCATATAACACTAGCGAACCAGTAACTGTAACACTTTCTATTGTATACGACAATGCTATACAAACACCACAAGGTTCAGGTGTAGGAACATCTGTAGGAAGAACAGTAAACACTTTAATTACTGGTGGCGGCGCATAATAACAAAATTTAAAATTCCACTAATAGAGGAGGCGCTAAGGCGCCTTTTTTATTCTCTACCCTGTTTTTCTACTCGATAAATACTGTATATGGCAAACTTACTAAACGGATTTTTAGATAACTTAAAAAGTGGTATATTAGGACCTAAAGGTAATTTAGGTGACTTTGCTCATGCGGCTAGACTGTATGTAGATGACAGTTTTAGACTTGCTCCAAAGAGTAAATTTTTATATCACGTAACATTTAACATTAATGATAGTGCTGGTATAACTGATCCACCCTTAACAAATCATAAACATGAATTGAATATGTTAGTAAAACAGGTTGACTTACCTAAATATACAATTGATGTGGATATGGTTCAAGCATATAATAAGAAAAGAAAAATTCAAAAAAGAATTCAATATGATCCAGTAGCTATTTCATTTCATGATGACAATTATGGAGTAACTACTGCACTATGGGAATGTTATTATAGATATTACTTTAAAGACGGTAACTATGGAGACACAATGACAGATGGTTCTCCTGATATGACATCACCACCTGCATATAAAAAACCTTATAATAGAGGATTAACATATATGTCGCCTGAAATGAACAAATTTAATTTTGGATTAGACAATAATAGTCTTGCTCCATTTTTTCACAGTATTCAAATTTATCAAATGGCTAGAAAAACATATACTTGTTACACATTAGTTAACCCTATAATTTCTGGTTGGGAACATGATTCACTTTCTAATGAAGACACAGGTCCAGTACAAAATCGAATGAGAGTAGAATATGAAGCAGTATTTTATAGTCGGGGTCCAGTAAGTCAAGGTAAGGCACCTAAAACTTTTGCCGATCCTGCTCATTATGATAGAACTCCAAGTCCTAATTCATTAAGTGGTGGTGGTACAACAAGTGTATTTGGAACTGGTGGTATATTAGATGGTTTATTTGGTGGAGGAGGTTCAGGACCTAATACTTACATAGGCAGTCAAGGAGGTAAGAGAGGAAAAATGACCTTAGGATCTATCATTAGGACTGCTAATAGAATTAGAAATTTGAAAAAATTAAGTAAAGATGGTTTAAGACAAGAAGGATTTAATATATTAGTAGGAGCAATTG